CGAACACTTTGTATGCGAACGACCATTTTGGAACAGCCTCCATCGCCTACCCGGCTGTTGGAATTCGAGATAGTTGTACTTCCACCACCTTGGGTGACGGTACAAAGCCGACGACCAATGCCTATTTTGGCTTGCATACCGGGAAAACGAAAACCTCTGCCGTTTTCGATCCAGGCTATTCCGACTATGTGACTACCTTGGGTCGCAATTCGATCAGCAATGACACTTGGGGTGACACGTTCGGTCTGGGTGGCTACGCCCCCCTCACCGCGCAGTGGGTTTTCTCCCTGGACGATGTTATAGTAACTACCGACACTTCATGGGCTTCTGGGCAGCCGTCGAAACTCATTACCGACGCACAATGGAGTTCCGGGTCTTGTGCCGCAGGAACATCGTGGAATGCATCGAGTTCTCTCGGTACAGCAAGATACCAAAATATGCTTGATTCTAGGATTAATCGTTTCACTTCCCCGATGTTTGGTGGCCACGACGGCCTCGACATCACCGAAAGAGATCCTTTCCGTAACACCAGAATTGACGATAGCTTAACCGAGACAGCGAACTATACTTATTATACCCTCCGTCGCGCAATCGACATCATTGCTGATACGGAAATCGTGGCGATGAATGCCGTTTGTATTCCCGGTATTACAAATGAGACAGTTACAAAATATCTTTTGGACACGGTGGAAACACGGGCCGACGCCCTTGCCATCATCGATCTTAAGGGAGGGTTCCAGCCTCGCCACGAAAGCAACAGTGCAGTTGCTGACAGAAAGGGCGATCTTGCGGCAGTAATCAGCAACATGAAGGCTCGTAACCTTAATACTTCTTATGGATGTGCTTACTATCCATGGGTCAAGGTCCGCGAAGATACTAACGGAACCTTCTTGGATATGCCGCCGTCAGTTGTCGCTCTCGGTGTTCTAGGGAACACTGAGCGTTCCGCAGATGTTTGGTTTGCCCCGGCCGGATTCGTCCGCGGCGGCCTCTCCTTCGGCGCCGGCGGCCTATCAGTAGTCGGGGTTGAAGATAAGATGACTTCCCAGAACCGCGACGATCTGTATGAAGTAAATATTAACCCAATTGCGAGCTTCCCGGCAGAAGGTATTGTTATCTTCGGCCAAAAGACACTACAGGCCTCCCGGTCTGCGCTAGACCGGATTAATGTTCGTCGACTCTTGATTTACGCTAAGCGTGGTATTTCTAGAATCGCCGCCACCACACTTTTCCAGCCGAATGTTCAGGCTACTTGGAATAACTTTAGAGGCCGTGCAAACAAATTCTTGTCTTCTATCAAGGTTCGCTTTGGTATCGATGACTTCAAGATTGTTTTGGACGAGACCACAACCACCCCGGATTTGATCGATCGGAATATCATGTATGCGAAGATCTTCATTAAGCCTACTAGGGCTATTGAGTTCATTGCTATTGATTTCATTATTACTCGGTCTGGGGCTTCATTCGAAGATTGATAAACAAAGGAAGAACTTTCTTCCTTTGAATACTATATAAAATACAGGAGAATAAACAGAATGTCGACAACCAATTTTTGGACAGCAGCCCCAGCTCAAGATCCCAAGAGGGGATTTAGATTTCGAGTGCAGGTCACCGGTCTAGATAAGGGCTTCCTCTGGTATGCGAAGAAGTGTGAAAAGCCTGCGGTTTCTTTTACCGAGGCCTCTCATAGCTATCTAAACCATACATATTACTGGCCAGCAAGGGCAGAATGGAACGAGGTGTCTATTACTTTTGTCGATCCTGTTAATCCCGATGTGGCCGGCCGAATGGGCGCCCTACTCCAGGCGGGTGGTTATCATATTCCGGGAGGAGTAGCCGAGGAAAGTGACTGGGCCACAATGTCCAAGACATCCGCCGCATCCGCCCTCGGTAACGTGATTATCGAACAGATAAGCGAAGGTGCTCCGGCCCTCGCCGGCCCAGCCGGAGAACCGAAGGTGCTGGAGGCGTGGACTCTCAATAATGCTTGGGTCAAGGAGGCGACTTTCGGTGAGTTAGACTATAGTAGCGACGAGCTTATAGAGCTAACCATTAAGTTCCGTTACGACTGGGCCACGTTTAAGGCCACCGCGACAGATTCTTTCTTCGTCGGCCCCGGCGCCTCCTAGATGACGGAGGCCTGATATGGCTGGACCAGACGACACCGACCGGCCGGCCGGCCTGACCCTAGACGACTTCTTCACCGAATCCGTCGTCTACGGCTACAGCCCCGAGACGAAAGCTGCCGCAGACGCCGCCAGGAGGCGCGACTTCGACGCCGATGCTCTTCTACCTGCTCTGCGGGATACTTCTGGAGACGATCACTCGATGGGTGCCATCCAGATGGAAGATCTCCACTACCGGGAAGTCCCTGCTTTCTGGACAACCCTAAACGCTGTTTACGACCCCAAACTCCAATTTAGATTTAAGGTTACAGTTGAGGGGCTAAAATTTGAAGACAAGCCGGGAAAGGCCCCCCCGGACGATTTTAACGATAATATCGACCGCGACAATGGTGTTGCTTGGTATGCGAAGTCGGTTGATAAGCCAGGTTTGATTTTTAAGATGTTGGACCAAGATCGCATCGTGATGCAAGGCGGTGAAAAGCAAACTCAACCAACAGTAGAGAGTCCGGATTATAAGCCCATTAATATGGTTCTTGTTGATCCAACATACCCAAATGTGACAAGAAAAATCATAAGATGGATTCGACGCTCCGGCTTGCATGAGGCCCAGGCACAACAAATAATTTCAGACGCCAAAAAGACTCGGAAGAAATCATTTTTAGATACAATCGGACCCGTTACAATAGAACAGTTGGCCCCCAACGGAAAGTGGTTAGAAAGGTGGACCCTCCACGGAGCGTTTCCAGCAGATATTAGTTTTGGAAAGCTAGATTATTCTAGCAACGATTTGGTTGAGATTAACATGACATGGTATTATACTTCGTTTACAGTTGAGTTCTCCGGCTTCAACCCAAAGGACTCATCAACGCTTGGCGCCGGCCCAATTGGGAAAGAAGATTATTATGATTATTTTCGCGGAGACGATACGGTCCCACCAACCCCCCCCAAGGAGACACCAGCCTCCTGCGCGGAACGGTGGCGCCTACTCGGACCGGCCGGCCAGGCGGTCTGGAAATCGCAGGGCGGCTACGGGGGGTACGCGAAGTCGGCCTGTGGGATAACCGTCGCAGCGCCGCCCGCGGAGGGTTCCGGTACTGGTGGTGACCACGCCGGCGGCACCGCTGATCTCTCCGACACCGACGAGGTGCCCCCTGCCCAGGCCGACGCGGACGCCAACAAGCTGGCGGACTTGCGCCAGTCGCTGGGAAACCCGCCCTGGTTGGAAGATGTACGATGAACGATCCCTGATCCCGTCAAAATAAAAAAACATACATTAACAAGAGGTGTTTATGAGAGATAATAGCAAGAGAGTTTCAGCAGCAGCCGACCCCGTGCCGACCGCTGTAGATGAAACACGTCCTTCACTGGACTTCTCGTCCCCGACCGAACTGGTTGATTTGCCGTCAAAAGGCAGGTTTTACCCAGAGGGACATCCTCTGCACAATGCAGAGACAATTGAAATTAAATATATGACAGCGAAGGACGAAGATATTTTAACTTCCCCTTCACTACTAAAGAAAGGTATAGCAATTGACCGTTTTCTTCAAAATGTTATTTTGGATAGAGCAGTTCGAGTTAGTTCGCTTCTTTCTGGAGACAAGAACGCAATTCTCGTTTCCTCCCGTATAAACGGCTTCGGAGCCGAATATACAACCAAGGTTACTTGTCCGAACTGCACAACCGTGTCAGAAAACAAGTTTGATCTCGCAGAGGTAGGGGTTTACCATGGCAATGAACTGGAGGATCACGATATTGCTCCGACCGACCATGGGACATTCATTGTAAAGCTCCCCAGAACAAAATTTGAGGTTGAAGTTCGCTTATTAACCAGCAAGGACGAGAATGAACTTGCTGCGAAGATGCAAGCCAACAAGAAACGTGGTCATTATGAAACAAATTTGACGGACCAACTAAGAAAGATCGTTGTTTCCGTCAATGGCGTTGACGACCTACAAACTTTAAGTAAGGTTATTAATAACCTTCCAGCATTTGATTCTCGATACCTGCGAGCAGCCTACCTTAAGGTTGTCCCTGGCCTGGATATGACACAGCATTTTGCTTGTCCGGCGTGCAGTTTCGAGAAGGAGGTAGATATACCTTTAACGGTTGACTTTTTTTGGTCTAGACAATAACTACATTGCCAACGTATATGAAGAATTCTTTCTTTTAAAATATCACGGCAATTGGTCCTTTATGGAGGCCTATAACCTCCCAATAACAATCCGCAGGTGGTTCCTTCAGCGTCTCGTTGACCAAGTTAAAAAGGAAAATGAGAAGATGGAAGAAGCCAGCAAGAAATCAAAGTCCGGCAGGCGTTAGTGTCTTCCGGCCTTTTTGCTTTT